CATTCTCAACAAATCCCTGCTTGTGCTTGAAGAACTGTGTCCGAATCGAGATTGGTGCCTTGATCCGCAATGTAATCTGGGGATGTGCGAATGGTGTCCAGTGCTTGTGTTCTGCGAGATACTTGATAAGTTTCTTGTCTTTACCAGACAGGCATTTAAACTCTTCTCTGAGTCTGTCTGCTTGCCAATTATGACCAGTGACTTTCTTGAGTGCTTCTTCGTTATAATCCCACTCACTCTCTTTGTCGAATGATACACGAGCAGCATTTACTACCGTTAGATCTGTACCCATGTGGTCAACTAATTCCACATAACCTTTGTTAAGAACCTTAGTCATTATCGTCACTCTCTATATCTAAAAATGTAATGTCATATCCCTCTAGCTCCGTAAACGATCGAGCATAATCTTTGGCTCGTTCGAACAAATCAGCATCAACCTCTCTTACGTAACTAGCAAAATTCCTGTTAAACTCTAAAACGATTTCCAATAAAACTTCTTGTGGAATATCATCACGATTATATTCAAATTCTGGGTTCATACCTTTTTCCAGTTTCTAAAGTGTAGTCTAGCTTCTAGTCCACTGTATGTATTCTTGTCTATAATCTTCTGTATATCCTTCGCGGATTTACTATAGATCATATCATTAATATCTTTTTCTTTCATGTTGGTAGGCCAGATACAAATATTACATCCCTTGTTGATAAGTCTATCCATGTAGTTCACGATCTGTTTGTTCCGTGGTTCATTATCCAGAACATAAACTACCTCTGTACCAATAAGCCTGTCATGTAGATTTTCTATTGCACCCGCACCAACCATTGCAATTGTGTTGGGGATGAACAGGCTGTCGATTGGTCCCTCGACCACATAGACTTTCTTCTTGGGATCGACACGCCAGAGTCCATACCATAGACGATCGATACTCTTATCGGCTTTCACTGTGATATATCGAGCACTGAACCGAGCAGTCTCTTCTCCCTTGAATGAAAGAAGTCTACCCTGAGCACCAACAACATCACCTGACTTGTTGAAGAAAGGGATGATAAGACGTTCCTCTGCACCAAGCGCAAGACATTCTGGGTCTAGCTTCTTCATCCACGTACCAAAGTCATTGGTATAGTAGAGAATGTCATAGAACTTCTCTGGGATCTTTCTCATCTTACAGAATTGATACGCCTTATGTGAAGGGTCTAGGTCTTTAATCCGAGTTAGATCATTCAGTAAGACTGAGTTAGTTTTAAATTTTGGCTTGAACGACAGACCACCAAACATACTTTCTTCCTTTGGCTTTTTATAGTTTGAATTTCCATTTTCCCCATTCTTCCATCTCTCAACAGAGTAATCTTTCATCAGCAGTGGTGATATCATTTCCAAGAAACGGTAGAGTGAGTGACCCACACCACAGTTGTGACACTTGTAGAAGAAGTCATTACCCTTCTTGTAAAAGTACCCACGAGCTTTTGTTTTATTCCTTGTTGAATCTCCACATATCGGACATCTACAATTTGCTAAATCTTCTTTCTTCCACTTGAACTGCTGAAGGCTACCTGATGCGAGGTTTATGAATTTTTTGTCGATGTAATACGACATCAGATGCTCCAGCTTTCAAACTTTCCTTTTGAAGGAGAAAACTTTTCATCGAAGTTTCGTCCATCAAGCCCATTCCCAGCTTTGGTGTCTTTTGTTTGGTTGGTTTGAAGTAGGCCACTCTGGTCATTTTTATCAACGTCATACAGTTTCATCTTTCCTCTGTTAATACCAAGGATGAACTTCTTGTTTGAAGCAACATCATTGTATCTATTCTTTAATTGTTTGACCATAATCTGGTTGTTCTCTTCGAGTTCTTCGGTCGATATCAGAGCGATCATGAAGTCTGCGGTTGCTGGCAGACCGAATGATTCTGAAGTATCTTCGAGACCAACATCACTGTTGTTGAACCCAGTACGATTGACCTGTGTTGCAGAGAAGATAGGAACAGAACGCTCAACCGCCATACCACGCAGCTCTTCTGCAATCGCTTTGATGTATGTGTACGAGTTCACGTTACTTCCATTCTTGAGACGAGCAGAGGCACAGATATTGAGATAGTCAATAAAGATGATGTCCGGCTTGAACTGCTTCTTCATCCAAAGCTCATCGAGGAGTGCTCTGAAGTGATTCACATTCGCGGTTGCAGTCGGATACTCCTTGACAATAAGTTTACCCTTGAGATGTGATTTGAATCCCTCAAGTTTCTTGTAGTACATCTGTCGAGGAAGATCCTGCACATCATCAATCGTCATGTCAAAAAGATTCGCATCAATTCTCTCTGCGATTCTTTCTTCTGCCATCTCGCATGTAATGTAGAGAACGTTCTGATTCTGAGTCAAACAGTTCGCTGCATGGTGACATAGGAACAGGGACTTACCAACACCCGTACCAGCCATGATGATGTTCAGAGTCTTCTGTGGAGTTCCCCCACCAGTAATGGTGTTGAAATACTCAAGATCAAATGGAACCTTCTTTTCTACTCGGTGGTAGAAGTCGTATCTTTCTTCTGCGTCTTCGATGTAGTCGTGTCCGATGTGTGTGTCGAACGAGACTGCAAGGGCATCCGAGAGAATTTCTGGGATTGCATTCGGTGTCTTTGAGTCTGACTTGTCCTCAAGGATGTGGATTGACTCCATGATCGCATTATAAACCGCCTTGTCTTTACAAAAGTCTTCTGTCTGTGATGATAACCAATCAAGCTCCGGAACGTCCTCGTCGGTCAAACTTTCCATAAGCTTTCCGAGTTCTTCAAACTGGGGTTCTGTCAGGCTAGTTTTCTTGTCCAGATCAATAACAATCGCTTCCTTGGTGGGAAGCGCATTGTATGTAGCTATGAAGTCTTGGATTGCACCGAAGACAAGTTTTTCAATCTGATCGTGGAAGTACTCCTTCTTTAGGAAGGGAGTCACCTTCCGAGAGAACTCATCATTGTATATCAGATTTTGAAGTATTACTAACTCTATGTTCTTCACTACTAGCCTCTTTCAGTATATCCAAATCTTCAGGTACGTCAGTTATTTGTTCTTCTAGAACGGAAAGTAGAATATTCGTAAAAACATCACGAAGTTCTTCTGTTACTTCTTCTTTATTTGGATTTTCGATGATGTCATAGTCATAATCAAAGTGTAGATTATCATCTTTCTCTTCGAGAACCACACGATCATATCTTAGCACAATACCCTTGTAATGTCCATCAGTAATTTCGATTGGAACATTTCCTTCGGTTATTTCATCAACGTAGCGATAGTCAGGAGCTTTCATTTACTTCCTCAGTTTCTTCCTCATCGGCACCAAGTTTGCCATACATGAATTCTTTCTTCACTGCCACTTCGAGCTTCTCCATCACATCTGCGGTGAAGTACTTTTCGGGATCCTTGTAGATAGACTTCTCGTAGACTTTGGCTCCATCTGGGAGTTGGATCCGAGTCGAAACCTTATCGAAGATTTCATACTTGAGGGCAATGTCAACAAGACCGTAGTATGGGTTCAGTCCTTCATCATAGTTCAGAAGAACATCGACCATAGAATTCTCTTTGGTGAATCGGCTCTTGTACAGCTTACAATGGATAATGTTTCCGATCACATCTGTACCATCCTTGACCTTCTTCTTGGAGAGGTACACGATGGTAGATGCTGCATACTTGAGTCCAGAACCACCACCCATCTCCTTCTGAGGGAACATGGAACCAATCACGTCATAGGTGTGGTTGGTGAGGATGAGCGGGATACCGGCTTTACCTAGCTTAAGAGTCAGGACTCGGAAAGTTGACTTGACCATCTGTGCTCGTGTCATATCACGAGTACCCTTACCATCGGCAGTGTCAGCAATCTCTTTGTCTGTGCTCAACATACCAAGTGAGTCAAGACAGATGAGCATGGGCTTCTTTTCACCCTTAGAAAGTTCAAGGTACTTGTCAACAATTGTAATAGCCTGATGTCTAAACTCTTCAATCGTTGCAACAGGAAACACGGCTACCCGATTAGGATCAACACCACGATCAGCAAACATCTCTGAAGTTACAGCTTGTTCAGTATCAAAATAAAGTACCACACCGTCAGGATTATCAGACAGGAATTTGTGTACGATGCCAAGTGTAAAATACGTCTTTCCAGTGGCTGATTCTCCAGCGATCGCGACAATCTTATTATTAGGAATTCCACCATACAGAGAACCAGACAGAAGAGCATTAAATGCAAAAGATCCGGTATCAACGAAGCCATCGACATCACTTCCCTCAATACCTTCTGATATAATGTTTGCATATTGGTTACCCGATTCTTTTACAATATTACTTAAAAAATCACTCATGTTATTTCTCCTAAAGTTGTTTCTTGATT